TTGCAGTTAGTTTTTTAATTAAAATCATTTCAGGCGCAGCACCTAAACCGTGTCCTATCGTACTGTTATTATTTCCGTTAGCAGTATATTTAACTATTGAAAACCCTGCATCTGTATTTGCTTGTACTGTTGATGCAACATCACCATCATTATTAGTGCTTGTAGTTCCTCCGTTAGCTTTCCAACACCAAGCGACATAGGTTTCACCTGCATAATTACTTGTGCCATCATTACCTAATGTAAAACCATCTGAATCAAAAGATTGTATATGATTAGACCTTGTTTGTTCTGCATTGCTACTATTTGTAGAAACTACTTTAGTACCTCCTCTTGTAGAATCAGCTAAAAAATGCCAACTATTAGAACCAACTCTAACTTTTGTCCAAACAAAGTCAGGCTTAAAACCTACACCTGTAATAGCTTGAGTGCTTGAATTACCTGTATAAGTAACTACTTTAAAGTTTTCACTTGGTGTTAATGCACCACTTGCAGTAGCACCTGCACCAATTAATCTTTTACTAACACCCATTTATTATAAGTTTGGGAAATCGTATGTAATCACACCTGCTTTAGTTGTAATTGCATTGATTTCAGATTCAACTGTATCTGATTGAGTTCTTAATTCTGCTCTTGCATCAGTAATTTCACTTGGCACTTCTGTACCGTTATCAATGCTTCTAATTATATACCAATCAGTTTTAGATAGTTCAGAATTAACTCTTGCTTTGAAATTGTCTATTGCTCGTTTTTTTAACTCACTTAACGATTCACTAAATGTTTTATTAGATATATCTTTTTTAAATACAGTAGCTGCAGAATCCCAATATATCTCACCTAAATCGTGTATTCTTGAATCATAACTATCATCTATCACAACAGGAAAAAGACCATTTTCGTTTAATTTTTCTTCTGACCAATTTTTTACATTCATATGTAGTCCTGTAGATGACCTAAATGAATTTGGTACTGATTGATAAAATGTTATTACACCTCCGTTATTTACTGCTCTCATATTATGCTACTTTATTTATTGTTGCGAATTGTTCTGTGTTTCCATTTGTAGAAACTATACTTATTAAATTTTCCCCACTTCCATCATAAGTAGAAGCATTTGTTAATTCTTTAACACTTGATGGTAATGTTAAAGCGTGATTACCACTAATTACTAAATTGATTTGCATACCAGTTGAAACATTTGAAAAAGTCAAAGTTGTATCTCCGCTTAATGTCTTAGTAAATGTTTGTGCAGTACTCCAATCTACATCTGTTCCACTTAATGCTGCTGCTGTTGTAAATTCTGAACCAAGTTGGTCATATTTTACTGCGTCATTAGCAATCATAGCGTTTTCTACAGCATCATTTGCTATCGTTACTGCACCTGCAGATACAGATACATCTCCACTTAATGCAAGTGTTGACCCATCTCCAAATAAAGCATACACTTCATTGAAGTTGTCATTTGTTTTGTCCATAGCGGTTCTTAATGGGTCACCTGTCCCATCATTCGCTGAAGTTCCTATTCCTATTGCTTGTTTTGCCATTTTTTATTTATTTTAATATACTGTTGCATCTACTGTTAATGTCGAACTGTCGGCTGTAAATAAAGTTGTATCAACTGTCAAATGCGAACCGTCTGCATCAAAAGGGTAAATATAACCCCATCCATTCCCTTCATTTGTATTTCCAAACCAACTTTCGCTATATATTTCTCCAAATCCCATTTTCTTATACTGGATATATTATTCCCCAATTATTAGATTCACTATCATTCCCCCACCAACTTTCATCATATACGCTTCCAAACGACATCTTTTATCTTTTTTAAATAACTACTTAATTTAATTTCGTTTTCTTTTTTAGGCTTATATGTCAACTTGTTATCTTTTATAGAACCCATCCTGTAAAGTTTACGTCTCTAAATGGATACATTCCCCCATCCTGACTAGCTGTATAGTCTGGATATAGCTCACTATTATCATCCATGTAATCCATAAATCTTTTTGCATAAAAATCCGCAGTTTCAGTTGCGTGTCTTGTTAGTTTTGTTATTTCACTCTCTGAAACAGATGTTGAATTTTCGCTATTATGTTTAAATACACCTCCATTAGATATTTGATAAGCAGCATAAGGTAAATATGTTGCTTGTGTGTACCAAATAAGCATTGGTTTAATGTATGTGTTTAACAAAGTAGTGTTAACTGTTGTTAATGTACTATTAATTACTTGAGTCTGCAGAGTGTTATATAATTTAGTTCCTAAATAGTTTTGTATAATAGTATCTTGTGCTACTTCAACAAACTGTATCAGTTTATCTGTATCAACGTTACCATCTATTATAGATTTTCTCTTTAACTCTTGTAATGTAATAAATAATGCTTTCATTTTTTATAATTTGGATGATGTCCTCTGTTTGCCATATCTTTTGGTGCAATTCCTACTTCAGATGGATTGTCAGGAGCTTCAAAACCGTCTTTTACTGCTTCTGCTTCACTAACAAGCGTATCTTCTGTTACTTTTTTCTTATAAACCCTTAATTCCCAGTGATGATGACAATTTACACCACCTTTAAACTTAAATAAGCTATAATTTTGACCTTTGTGACCAAGTTCACTATTAACACCTTTAAAAGACATCATTGTTATATCTTCTTTTCTAAAAACTATGTTTTGTTGTGTTAAAGACTCCATTTTTACACAAAATCTTCTACTATTACCAGAATTTCTTACAGGACCATAAGCATATCTAACTTTATATATAGAATTGTCTTGACTTGACCTATTTTCTGGTTTTGCATCTTCTTTGTTAGGCATAGATAGACTTGTAACGTCAAAATCACTATCTGGGTCTTCTACTTTCTCGCTGTGTATAAGCTCCCAATCATTTTCATCTATTTTTTCACCTAAAATATCTAATTGTGATAACAAGTCATCTCCTTCATCATCAGAGAAATCATTTTTCTCTTGTGATGATAGTTTTTCACCTGTTTCTTCTTCTCTTTTAATCTTAGTTTCTATATTGTCAAGCTCTGTAAACTCAATTGGTTGTAAAGTAACAAAATAAAGGTTAAGACCTATTCCGTTGAACGATAAAAGCTCATTAAAAGCGTTAATTAATAGTGTTTGAAATGGTCTAATTACAATATTATCCATTAAAACAGATGCAGTTCTTAATTCTTCTGCATTATTACCAAATCCAGTGTTATCTTTTATACCAAGAAGTATAGGAGATACAACACCGTGACCAATCATTATTTTTTCTCTTGATTCTTTTGCTAAAAACTCATATTGTGCATGAGCATCAGGAAGATGTATGGGGTCTATTGTTGATTGTGCTTCACTGTCTTCGTTAAAACATAGAATAAATTTACCAGCATTAGAAGACCCACTAAACTTCTCATATATTTTTGATTCTATAATTTGTTGAGCTTCATCTGATGGAATACCATTGTTAAAGTTTAATAGAAGTGATGGCTGTAAACCATTTTGAATGTTGTTTATGTGATAATTAGAAACCTCTTCTTCTAAACTACAATATTGCAGACAACCTTGATAATCAACAGGAGTATAATAATAAAATCCTGCCTTATATGGTTTTACACAATATATTTCTACTTTTTCACTTTTTTTACCAAACTTATAAGCTGGTATTCTTTTTGGTTTATCATTTGGTTTTATTTCCTTCCATTTAGGGTGATAATAATACGCTTCTATTTTTCCATCTTTTGCTTTTTCTGCTCTAAGAGTTTCAGTAGGAAAATGTTTAAGCTGCATTATTTTTGTTTTAGGTTTATTATATACAACCTGTATTGCAGCTTGTCCTAGTAACTTCAAATCACTTACAATCCTTCTTACATCATCATCTTTTAATATTTGCTGCATTTGTCCAAACTGAACAGCATTTTCTTCAGAATCAGTTGCATTTAATCCTCTACCATAAATTAAATCAGATATACCATTAACACATCTTGAGTTAGTTGGACTACCTAAATATCTTTCTATTAGTTCACCGAAATAGTTGTTATCGTCACCATATTCTATCCAATTATTTCTTGGTGATTCTTTTATACTTGGCACTTCGTACCCTGATAAATTTATTACTTTTATTTTGCTCATATTATTATGTATTTTTGGTCATCCGTATCAGTACCAACATATTGGTTATATTTATTACTGTTTAATGTGTGGTCTGTTGTATTATCTGTTTGAGATGTGCAATATGCTTTACCTCTGTATAATAAAGTACTTCCTTGTTTTAACTCATAAGAATAACTGTTTTCTGCAGTTAAAATACTGAAAGCTATAGACATTTCCAAGAAATTACCATTGCTTGATAATGCAGATGTTATGCTGTTTATTGTTTGAGTTTTTCTTGTACCATCTTCTACGATAACCATAGACAAGTCACTGGCAACTGTATATGCTCGTGGAATTATGCTTACTGTTTGAGAATCTGTTGT